AAACCTTTGTCCTAGGAGGTCACACCATGGATGCTCAGTTTGCTCGAAAAATGCAGCTGAATCAGTTTCGCTCACTAGTAGCGATTCTTCACGAGCGCGGAATCTCTTATGAGATTCCAAGCGACGAGGAGGTCGTCAAAATGAGCGACGCTGACTTAGGCAGCATCAACCGGCAGTTGAGTTTTCTGGCACGGACTCCCGGAACACAAAGGTAAATCCTAAACCGGAGAATGTGATGAAACTGCGTCCGATCGATCGGGGGCTTTATGAGGAACTTATTGCCCATTATTGGGACGGTCTTGGTCCTGTGCGAACCTCGAACATCAAGAGGATCGTTAAGGCCCTTGGCCTATCCCAGATGAGCGACGAGAATCTCGTGGAGCTCTTCGATAAACTGATCGACAAGGTGGAACTGCGTTCTTCCGGCACGGATCTAACCTTGGGAGATTAGCGTGAAATGGGCAGGTGTAGTCTTGGTACTCATTCGGGCCATCTTAAACGTCGTAACCAGACGGAAAACACCTACGGCGCCTGTAAGTTCTCAGGCCACCCGCAAGGCTTCGCCGGATGGAGACATTGATGGATGATCTTCGTGAGTTTTTCGAGCTGTGCCTGCTCATCCTCGCTGAATTTCTCCGAGGTTTGGGCGAGTACTTTATGGGTCCCGCGTGGGGCTCCATGGCTAGCTTAATGGGGGCGCAATGAACAAGATCAATATAGACGTCCTGACGGCGGTTATCTGCCTGCTCGGGATCTGTCTGTATCTTATGTTCACCACTCCTCCTTGAGGCATCATGCAGTCGGTCAATTATACAAGGTTCTCACCGAAACAGCAATATCTTTACCCTTCTCACGCAACCTTCGGGTTGCCGAGCAATAACCTTTCCTCGAGGTATGTCGTGGCACCCAGCGGGATAATTCATGGAAACTTCCATGACCCGAACAACTGGAGCTATAACATCACGAGGGAGGTTCATCCGTACGGAGTCTATCTGAACTCTACGAGCTCAGGATTCTTGACGACGTATGAGGGTAGTTTTGGTGGTAATTCGAACCCTATGGCCGCACCTGCATGGGATCGCACCTTGGTGTATAACCGTGCACTCGAGCGTTTGAACGCGAAAGTGCGTGGAGGCCTTGACTTAGCGATTGATCTCGCTGAGGCAGGGCAAACCCAGAGAATGATTCGCGGACTGGCCAATGTTACACGGTTTGCTCGCGGTCGTTCCTGGGATACCAAGGATCTAGCTAACGGCTGGTTGCAGTGGCAATACGGATGGCGTCCCCTTCTCTCCAGCGTCTATGACGCTGCTGACGAGGCGGGGCGTATCGTTCGTAAATCACTTACGAAAGTGAGTGGCTCCTGTACGATGCCTTTTCGGGTGAATAGCACTTCTGTGCGCGGTCTTGACGGAATGACGGTTCCCTGGAAGGGGACCGGCAATGGAAGGCAAGCTTGCACCATTAAATTGGTGCTAACTGCGCGTGATTGGGATCCCGGCCAATGGTCGAGTCTCAACCCCGTGTCTCTTGCCTGGGAGTTAATCCCTTATTCCTTCGTCTTCGACTGGTTTTATGACATCGGTTCCTTTTTGAGGGACCTGGAGTCGGCACTGTTGTACAATGTCAACTTCCAAACTGGGTACGTTAGTGAGCTTTTCGCTTTCGAAGGCAAGGACCAGGCCATGAACAACTCTAATGGCTTTGGTTTTGGCCCCGTAGGCGGAGCTTACAAGAAGGTGATCAACGTCAAAAGTTCTGTACGGAAGATCTCCTTCGCTCGTACCAAGTTGCTGTCTTACCCGTTTCCACGCAAACCCACCTTTAAGGTGGATCTTGGCAGTCAGAGATTGTTTTCTGCTGCCTCCCTACTTCGACAACTGTTGAGGTAGCTAACCCGCTCTCTCACGAGAGTAACATATGAGGTGACTCATGGCAGCCAGCAATATTGTACTTGCTGATGCACAGGCGACCCCTGTGAACCATACGTTTGTTCCTTTGGGACCAGACAAGGATGGTGCATTCTGGTTTGAAGACCAAAGTCAAGCATCGCCGATCGGCTACTGGCGAATCAGTTATCAACTGAAACGCCCGCCGGTCAGTGCTGCTGGTCAGAACTCTAACCAACGCACTTTCCGTGCCG